AAATGGAAGAATGGAAACTGCAAGTATCATACAAGACACCTGCTGGTGACATGATTAACGTCCGTGCTAACACCGCTGATGAATTAAGTGTGTTGCTTGAAGGTGTTGGTGACTACTCAACCCAAGTTGCAGCAGTGCAACGATTGGTTGTTGGTGCATACAACGCTGCCCCTTTGGGGACCACGCCTTCAACTCAAGGCACAACGCAATCCACTTACTCCGCTCCACCCCAGGCGCAGGGTCCGTCGTTTACACCTCCACCAAGCGCGGTGACACCACAAGGAACAGCGAGCCCGACGTGCCAGCACGGGGCGAGAATCTTCCGACAGGGAGTGAGCAAGTCAACTGGGAAGCCTTACGCTTTCTGGGCATGCCCAACTCCACAGGGGACACCAGACCAATGCAAGCCAGTAAACTAAAGAAACGTTAATGAGTCGTAGCCATCAAGTCACACCGTCTAGGTGGCTACGCTCGTTCTTTAAAGAAGGGAATCAAACAGGATGCGTACACTTGTCCGCTCAGTTGGTCGCCCTAGTATCGGTGGAGAACCACTCCCTAGTTGCTTTAAAGCGTTCGAGAACAACAAGATTATCATACGACGCTCCGAAGTTTCGATGTTTGCAGCAGCACCAGGGGTTGGAAAATCAACACTAGCACTGGCTCTTGCATTGAAGATGAAAGTACCAACACTTTACATTTCAGCAGATACTAACGCACATACTATGGCTATGCGCCTTGCTTCGATGATATCAGGTAAGTCGCAAAGTGATGTTGAAAGCTTAATGAATACTGACCATGGTTGGACTAAGGCTACACTCGCAAGAGGAAGCCACATCGTATGGTCATTTGAATCAGCACCAACTCTTCAAGATATTGACGAAGAGGTGCAAGCATTCGAAGAACTATGGGGTTGTCCTCCAGTATTAATTGTTGTAGATAACTTAATGGATGTAGCCACCGATGGTGGTGAAGAGTTCGCATCAATGCGTGCTATCATGAAGGAGTTGAAATATCTTGCTCGTGCAACTAATGCTGCTGTTGTTGTTCTTCATCACACTAGTGAAGCTGTTCAAGGAAGCCCTTGCCAGCCGAGGAGTGCCATCCAAGGGAAGGTCGCTCAGCTTCCTGCACTTATTTGTACTCTTGGAGTTGTCGGTACTAGTATGGGTGTGGCGCCCGTAAAGAATCGTTATGGTAAGGCTGACGCAGGGGGAGGACTCATGACATGGGTTGCTTTTAATCCTGAGTACATGTTTATAGATGATATACCAGAGAATGTTTAGGAGAAGGAATGTTAATGGAAAAGACAATTAAGATTATGAAGCAAGAAGCATACGTTGAAGGTTGGCAAGATGCAGTATCTGCGCTGACTAAAGAGTATGAAGATAGATTACGTTTGGTCATTGACAAGTTTGAACTACCTAAAGGATACGAAGTAGATGACGACACGCAAGAGTCACAAGGCTAGAGGTGCATCCTTTGAAACCGACATACGAGACTGGTTTAGAGCAAATGGATACGACGCTGAACGACTTGCTCGAACAGGTGCAAGAGATGAGGGCGATGTTGCAGTCCGCGGTGACTTCCTTGGAAGCATTGGCGTCATTGAATGTAAAGCCCCAGGTGCTTCAAATAAAATCGACCTCAGTGGGTGGACAAGAGAAGCACAACTCGAAGCAAAACATTATGCGGAAGCAAGAGGCCTTGCGCTTACGCAGGTTATCCCAGCGCTTGTCATTAAAGCGCGGGGAAAATCTATATCAGATGCATACTTAGTATTTAGATTAGGAGATATCTTCGGTGAATGATTTGCCCAGTATCAAGGCGGTGCTAGAACACTACGGTGCTAGCATACGTCGTGACCATGGGCAAGCTAACTTGAAGTGTCCCTTTCATGGTGATAGTCACCAATCAGGTACTGCAAACTTAGATGAGAATCTATTCGTATGCTTTGCATGTGGTGTACAAGGAAACAGTTTACAAATCATAGCGCAACAAGAAGGATGTGGCATACGTGAGGCAGCAAAGTTCGCAGAAGGAACTCTTGGGCATAGCGTCCAAAAAGTACCAGGAAAGCATCTATCTGGCCGAAGACTACCTTCGAAGCAGAGGCATTCCTTTGGAGACAGCACGGTTGGCACGATTAGGCGTAGTCGAGGCGCCTGAACCTGGACACGAACAGTATCTAGGAAGGCTGAGCATACCATATGTTACCAAGACTGGCATTGTTGATATCCGTTTTCGTTCTCTTAACCCTGCTGTTGAACCAAAGTATATGGGCATGGTAGGTGCAGACACAAAGATGTACAATGTACTAGACATTGAACGAGCAGGTGATTGGATAGGAGTATGCGAAGGTGAACTTGATACCCTTACTATGTCTCGTTGTGTTGGCATACCTTGTGTTGGAGTACCAGGTGCAAACAGTTGGAAGAAACACTATACACGTTTGCTCGCTGACTTCGAACGCATCTTTGTATTTGCAGACGGTGATGGACCAGGTAGAGAATTCGCAAACAGTTTGGCTCGAGAATTGCCAGTCACTATTGTGGGATTCGGAGAAGGGGAAGATGTTAATTCAGCATACACCAAATTCGGGTCATCATTTATTAAAGAAAAGATGGGGTTAGTTAATGAAGAATAGCGAACGCAAATGCCCTGAGTGTGGTGAAGAGTTTGATAACATCTTCGAATCAATCGACCACTTGCTAGAAGAAGATGAAGACTTTGACCCAGCATTAATCCTACCCAACGGGTATCGTTTGATGATAGGTTCACTGCTTCGTTGTATGTATCGCTATGCTAACGACCCTGCGATGATTGAAGAAGTAACACAGTCAACATATGCTACCCTGTTTGCAGCAGAAACTAAACCCGATGTCCTCGGTAGTGTAATAGAAGATATGATTGTCGGCACCAACATGAATGATTTGGATAATGAACTCAGACAGCTCTTGGAAAATGGAGAATGAGGAAGTATGGCAGATTATAAACTACCTAACAGCACTGGGTCTACCAATGGTGTCGGCGGAGAAGCACGGCGCGTATTTAAAGGTAGTGCTGGATATTCCGATATTAAGCGGGAACTCCACCTCGAGACGCACTTAGATAATACCTGCCGTGAACTCAGTGAATTGCTTCTCAGCAAGCACAAAGATTATGGACCTAAAAATATATCACAGGCACCTGGCGGTGCAGTCAACGGCCTGCGTGTGCGTATGCATGACAAGTTAGCACGTATCAATAACCTGATAGACAGTGGCGCTAGCCCTGAGCACGAATCCTTAGAAGATTCCTTCAAGGACATGGCTAACTATGCAATCATTGGATTGCTAGTACTACGAAAGCAATGGGATAATGACTAACAAATCATCGTTTGATATCGACTTCGGATACGGCCGTAAGGGCGAGCAACTAGTAGAAGAGTTGCTTACTGGTGGGCGTACAGTAGAAGTAAAGCGTGACCGTAAGTGGTGGATTACTAACAATCTTTATATAGAAGTTGAGTGCTGGTTCAAGAAGTCTGAATCATGGGAGGCGTCAGGCTTAATGGTTACTGAAGCCTCACATTGGGCATTCGTATTGGAACAAGCAGTCTTTATTATACCAACACATATCTTAAAGAAGGGTGTGTTAGAGTTAGGTAGAGAAATCTCTTGCGAGATTCCACCTAACAAAAGCAAGGGCTATCTAATTACTGTAGAAGATTTACTCACAATGACACGCAAGTTTAAGAACGAGAAGGTAGACAATGGACTGGCAACGGATTGAGAAGTGGGACTACATTGTAGTTGCCGTTGCCTCTGAGTATCACCGTAAGTTTGACATGGTTGAACTTGAAGACATACGTCAAAGCCTATATGAATGGTTTGCTAAGCACCCTAATAAGTTAGATGAGTGGGAAAAAGTTGGCACTAAAGATGCCAAGAACTTACTCTATCGTAGCCTACGCAATCATGCATTAGATTATTGTCAGCGTTGGAAAGCAAAGTCACTTGGCTATGATGTATCTGATTTATATTATTACGAGTCAGATGTAGTGGAAGCCTTGCTTCCGCCTGTCTTGCGTGGTGAGTGGGGTGTTACTCATAAGTTAAACTTAGGTAGGACTGGTCGTCCTAGCGCACCAAGTGAAGGTGGCAACCTATCTGTGATGATGATGGAGATAGACTCCGCATACTGGAAGTTGGGTAAAGAGGATAGAAAGATACTCT